ATTGAGTTATATTGATGCACCAGAATTAAACAATCCAGGTGGTCATGAAGCAAGAGACCATTTATCAAATATTATAGATGGTCAAGAGGTCGATATACTTATCAATCCAAACAACAGAGTAGAAAAATTCGGGAGATTATTAGGAGACATCATGATCGGGGGCGTTGTAATGAGTGAAGAAATGATAAGACTATCTCATGCAGTTCCATTCGACCAAAGGAGAGAGACAATGTTACCAAATATAGAAAAGGAGTTGAATAAAAACCAATGGTTGATATAATAGAATCCAGAGAAGATGCGATTGCATCATACCCGTATGATAGTTTAGAAGAAGGATTCGGATTAGTAAATTATTATCTATCAGAATATGAAGATAATTCTGGAGAAGAATATATTATAGGAAAATTTATAAATTATTCAAGTAAAATAACAAGGTCATTTTTGGGAGCTTCAGTTAATAATACTACAACATTCTACACAGGAACATTTGCAAGACCAAGAACTATTTTAGGAACAATTCATGCTAATTTTTGTGTTGGTTGGCATGTAGGGGGTGCTGGACATACAGCAGATGTAACTATCAAGGTTTATCACTATGACGGCTCAACTTCAACTCAAATTGGTAGTGATTGGGAAATGAAACAATTAACAGATGCAGATGGGGAAGTTCATAATATTAATGCAGCAATACCAATAGGAACTTCTGCAAAATTTAGAGCAGGAGACCAAATAAAAGTAGAAATAATAACTGTTGCAAATACAACAGCAGGTGGAGCATTTGAATATGGAATAGACCCTCAAAACAGAGATAGCGATGCAACAGGAACAAATTTACCAATAATAACTCCAAGCACAAATAACACAGCTTTTACTCAATTTATAATGAGAATACCATTCAGGTTGGTGAACTAAGATGCCAGAGACAAATATAAAACAAACGGAAAATAGTAGCTTATCAACAGTTCAGAAAGACTGGGAAGTTACTCAAGAGGTATTAGACAGTCCAGAAGATTCAAAGGAAACTAATTATATCATTCAAGACTGGGCAACGAAATTCGGTTACTATAAAAATATACCAGAGCTCCAGGCTGCAATAGATGCAAAAGCAACATGGACCGTAGGAAAAGGTATTGAAACGAGTCCAGAAGATTTATTCATAATTAAAATAATCACAGGGAATGGAGTAGATACATTCAACACAATCCTAGAGAATATGATCAGGACCTATCACATAGCAGGCGACAGCTATGCAGAAATAATTAGAAACCCTAGAGATTTATTAGTTAATCTAAAACCTTTAGACCCAAGCACAATAACTATTGTTGCAAACCGTCAAGGTAGAATTGTAAGATATGAACAAACGAGAAGAACAAAGAAAGGGAAAGTAACTAAAAAATATAAACCAGAACAAATATTCCATATGAGTAGGAATAGAGTCGGAGATGAAATTCATGGGCAGAGTATGATTACAGCAGTTGAAGAAATTATCAAGATGCGTAATGAAGCTATGCAAGATATGAGGACGCTGATGCACAGGCACGTTAAACCAGTTACGATCTACCACCTAGATACAGATGATACTCAAGCAATATCAGACTTTAAAACTAAAGCAGATTTAGCAAACGCAAATGGAGAAAATATTTATGTTCCAAAAGGTGCAGTGGAAATAGATACTCAAAGCGTAGCACCAAATGCAACTTTAAACCCACTCCCATGGATTGAACAATTAAATAACTATTTCTTTCAGGCAACAGGAGTGCCAGATATTATTGTAGGTGGGAGTAAGGCACTAACTGAAGCTTCAAGTAAAATAGCTTATTTAGCTTTCCAGCAAACTATTGAAGAAGAACAATTATACATAGAAGAACAAGTATCAATGCAGTTGGGATTAACAATAGAATTAACATTCCCAGCAAGTTTAGAAAATGAAATGTTATCCGACAATAAGAAAGATGGTCCAGTAAATATACAACCGAATGAAACGACAGCAGGGAGTGGTCAATAATGGTAACAGATAGAATAACAGAATCATTAAATCCCGGGAATGTAATTTATGATGAATCCGGAAAAATAACTGGAATTAGGGACGAAGAAGGGAATATTAAAGAAGTAAAAGAAGGAATGACTGCCAAAGATGTTCAAGAATTAATGTTATTAGGATTTGCAGGCGTTCCAGGTGCAACAATAGGAAGATTACCAAAACCTAAAACCCCTGGTGTATTGAGAAAAATAGAAAATGCAAGAATTGATAGGACGATAGAAAATCTTAAAGCAAGATTTCCAGATGCAACAAAAAAAGAATTAGCACAATTAAGGCAAAAATTAAGAATGGGAGAGATGAATAATTATCTTAAAAATACGAGTGGGAAAGAAATGAAAAAAACATTAAAGAAATATATTAGTGGTGTAATGGGTGTAGATGTTATGATGTTGTGGGGAACATACGACAATGTAATGGGTGGAAGATCAATTTATTACAGAGATTTAGCAGAGAAAGTTAAATGGGGAGACCTAACTGCACAAGAAGCTTCTGAAATGACCTATAAATTTGAAGAATTTACGGACACTGCAAAAACATTCATAAATGTTTCAACAATGCTTAATCCTTTATTAATTCCATTTAGAAGAATTATTAATGCAGGTGTAGCAGCTCAAGATGAATCTGCACAGATGCATATGAATTATATAGATGACCAACTTGAAATAGAAAAACAAGGGGATTTAGATGGAGAAGAATCAAAAAGGATAGAATCTGAATCAAAAATGGAAAAACAATTCGCAACAGAAGATAAACTTCAGAAAGAAAAAGAATTTGCGGAAACACAAAAAGCAAGAGATGAAGATTTTACGAGAAGAAGAAAAGATAGTGCATCTATTGGAACAAGAGGAATAACTCAAGCACCATATGAACAGAAAGCAAGAGAACAGCCGAGTAAATTAGGATTTGGATTATTGTAAAATGAAAAAAAATAAAAAGAATGAAATCAAATGGAATTTAATTAACTCTGGAATGGCAGGTTTATTAGTATTTGTTGGTGCTTTCGCAGATGGTAGTATAACACAAGAAGGTATAATTGTAGCATTAAGTGCATCGGCAATAATATTCTTAAATAAGTTTAAGGAATATTGGACAACAACAGGAAAAAAAGGAAGTTGTAGTATGTTCAATTTTATATAGGGAGATAAAAAAATGAGTGAATCAATAGAAATAGAAAAAGAGATAGAAATAAAGGAAGAAAAGATAGAAGATAATAGCATAGTCGCTAGGGCAGAAAGGGCGAATAAAGCGTTAGACGAGAAGATCAAACATTATGAATCTTTAAAGGAAGAAGTGGATAACGCTAGAGCAGAACAGCTATTGAGTGGAACTTCGAACGCAGGACAAGAAGTCGTAGAGAAGAAAGAAGAAATATCAAATAAAGATTATGCAGAGAAAGCATTAGAGGGGGATTACAATGGGAAAGAAAAAACTGAATAACGATTTAAGCGTAAAAATAGGAACAGAGAACGAAGTATTCTGGACAAAAGTATTGGAAGATACTAAACTCACAGTTTCCGAACATGAAAAAACATTAAAATTTCTTAAAGCAACTCTTGAGATGGCAGAAGATAAGCTAGAACAAGAGAAAGCTAAAGCTTAAATAAGAGAAAAAGAATAAAAAGATTAAAATGGCAAACGAAGCAACATTAAAATTAAAGATGGACGAGCCTATTGATTTTATTGTTGCAGATGGAGCGGGTATTGAGAAAGGCACAATTTGTGAATTAACTGACCCGAGAACAGCTGCAGCAAACAATGGGGACGGAGACATATTCGCAGGTATTAGTGCGAGAGAAAAGATAGCAAACGATGGTCGAACTCGATTAGCTCTATTTAGAAGAGGAGTATTTGACTTAAAAGTTGGTGCAGTCGGTGCAACATTAGGAACATGGGTTTCAACTGAAGGTGTTAACACTATCAAAGATGCAACTGAAGCTGAAATAGCAGCAGGTAAAGCAATAGGTATAGCTTTAGAAACTGGTGCAGCTGCAGAAACGATTGAGATATTAGTAGGTGGATTCTAAAATGGTAGATACAGTAGAGATGCAAGATATTAGAGGATTGGACATCGACAGATTAGCAAAAGGATTTGCTGAAGAACAGTATATATTCAAAGCAGACTGTCAAGTTAGTAGTATGAGTGGTGATAGTATAAGATGGTTTCAAAAAACAGCAGGAACATTAGAAGCTACAAGCCCAAGTGCAACTAAAAATGTTAGTCCACTATCCAAACCAGCTACACTAGAAGTGAGTTGGACAAGGAACACATCATATATTAAAAAGTATTTCGTTGAAGGATTTATTTCAATGGAAGATATTAACACAGCAGAGCTAGATGTTTTAGCAACAACTGTTAGAGATTTAACAAGAGTAATTGTTAGAGATGTTGATAGTGATATATGGGACGTAATGACAGAAAGTCAAAGTCCAGCAAACATTCAAACATTCGCAACAACAGCAGTAGGTGGAGATCAATGGGACGCAGCATCATATGCAGCAGACATTATCGCAGACCTAATGAATGCTAAAAGATTAATTTGGGCACAAAACTATAATCCTGAAGGTGCAAGTTTATACGTATCTCCAAAAGATTATACAAGTATTGTAAACTGGTTAATCTCTGGTAAAGGCTCAAGCATTCCTGGATTCTCAAGCGAGAAAATTAAGTCAGGAGTTGTTATGAATCTGTTAGGATTGAACGTAAAAGTTTCAACAAATGTAACAGCAGATTATGCATTAGTTATAGTTCCTAAAAAGGCAACTACATTTAAGCAAGGTCAAGGAACAACTGCAAGAGTAGTTAAAGACGAGGGTATCGGTAGCAGAGTAAGAGTATGGGAAAGTGGTGTTGCATATAATACAGACCCAAAAGCTATTGTGTTGATATCAGATACACAAACATAAAATGGAAGTTACTCAAAAGAAACTATATGAACATTATATAGCGTCGAAACAGATGGACAGGGCAGAAGAAATTCTGTCAGTCTATCCACATTTCGAGGACAAACCTAAAAAGAAGTCCAAGAAAAGTAAAGACGAAGAATAACAACATTTATATATTTCTTTTTTTATTTTATATTATGACTGCGACAGTTACAACGAGTGGAACAGTGCAAGAAGGTCCTGGAACAGTTGGGACAAGAATTCTAGATAAAAATTATCCTTATGAAGAAGGGCTTATAGCGGGAACTACTAAACAGAGTGATGATTAAGATGGGAAAGATTATCACAAATAGATATATGCCGAAGAAAAACCATCAAGTCACACCCATTGGCGTAATGGGTAAAGAGCCTTTAATACTACCCAATTATAGTGGAGTGAAACGCTCATTAAATGAAGGTCCTCAAGAGTTCAACGTTGTTGAAGGGACAATTCAAACACTCACTTCTAATAATATTAATGTTAGTGGAACTGTTGATGGAATTAATGTATCTGGACACGACCACGGCATACAAGGTGGTGCAACAGTATCACATCAAACATTAAGTGGGATTGGAACTAAAACACATTCACAGATTGATACTCATATAGCAGATAGTACAAACCCTCACGGCTCAACACTATCACAATCAAATATGTTCGCTACCTCACAATTTAGATTACCAACATCTTCAGGGAGTTATGGAGAAGGAACTATGTATGTTGTTTATGATAGTAGGGCAGGAACTTATACTTTATATGCAAGGATAAATAATGGTTGGAGAATGATACCACTGACATAAAATGGAACAATTTAAACAGGGATATTTGAACGGACAAGTATTTATGACAGGAAATCTACAAAGAGTAGATGGGATTGTGGTTATGGATAAATCTGAAGAACTATATATCAAAAAAGGAGTAGAGAAACTTTACAATAAATACTCACCAGATTCTGTTTTAGAATTAGGCTTCGGATTAGGATTAACAGCAGACAAATGGCAAGAGATGGGCATAACTCGTCATGTAATAATAGAATCACACCCAGTAATATATCAACAAGCTTTAGAGTGGAAAGAAGGATTCCCCGACGCTGACATAGAAATAATTCAATCATTCAGTCAAGAATATATAACAGAAGAAAAATTTGATTTGGTATATGATGATCGGAGTGACTTCTTTTATGAAGAAACTCCAACAGATTTTACAGAGTATAATCAAGAAATGTTTAAGTGGTTAAATATTGGTGGAGTATTATCTGCTAATGCATTACCAGGAGAAACTCACCCAAGATTTAACGATGGGTTTTATTTTAATCTTAATAATATTAGATATTTTCAACCGTGTATTTTAAGTTAATGTTTTAGTTGGGGTAGATGTATCAGGCTCAAACGCCGCCGGGCTTTCCATTGTTTATTAAGTGGTCCTTCCGTAATTGGCTTCGCTCAATCACTGCACTCCAGTGAAATATTGCTATGTTGATTGTTGGATTTTTGAGATATGGCGAGAGCTTGCCAAACAGAGACGATAACTATATAAAGAGGAGACACTAAATTATAAGTATAATATGACTTATAAATTATGCGTTTATTGCGAAGGGAAAATAGATCGCGAAGATTGGGAACGAACAAATTTAAAAGCAACTGATTGGGCATGGAATACTTTACAATATTGTTCAATAAAATGTAGACAATATGCATGCTTAAAAAGAAAAAAAGAAAGAAATAAAATAAAATATCAATAGTCATACAGATAAGGACAAAGGACTTATCGGGGCAGGAGTTTGAGAACTATGAAACAAACTATAAACGTTACAAGTGTAACAAAGAAAACGAGTAAAACGGGAGCAGAATTTTTTGTTGTTGAAACTAAAGAGGGTAATATGACAGCATGGGACGAGAACATAGCAAAAAGTTTGATGGCATCTGTTGGTAAAAGTATAATGGCAGAGATTCAACAGAATGGAGATTTTAAAAATATTCGGAAAGTTGAGGGAGCTGAAACAGTAGAGGGAGAGATAAATATTCCATCTGCACCAGTTAATAATAATTATAATAAATTTGCTGGAGCTAAAGTTGATAAAACTAAATCAATATTGACAAGCTACGCAAAAGACTTAATTATTGCTGGAAAAGAAGAAAAAGAAGCAGTGGAATTAGTTAAAAGATTAATGGAGAGCTTTTAAAATGAAACAAAATAAGATATATATCCATTCGTGGAAAGACTTAAACACAGGTTTAAAGTGGGCAATTGTAGGGGGATATGCTGCATTAATATCCTTCGCAATTGGATTTATTGACGGTATTTTTGCACTAGGAGTTTATTAAAATGATTCTAGGACGGATAGAATATCAAT